TGTCTTGCAATATACGGATACGGTTGTTGAAACGTATAAGAAGATGGGTTTGCTGTCCAAATCTGTTGAGCCATTATTCAACTCCCCTATCAATTACTGAGTCTACTAGATGACCGTTTGCATAGAAATTATTATACTTAGTTTGAACTGCAAAGTTTTTATGTGTTCCCTCATGTCTTTCAATAGAAACAATCTCTTCTAAAGTTCCATCAAGTTTCATCATTTTATCACCAACAACTAACTGATCAACTTCTTGTTTGTAGTTCAAAAGTGTTGCTTCAGGATTTACTGAAGCCTTTCTTCCACCTTCTAAGTAGACAGGGTGATCTTCTGTCATAATGAGATCATTAACTTTGTAGTCCACATCTCTGTCAACAATGATTATATCAGTTACTTCTGTAAGTTCATCTTGACCAGTTTCGAAATTGTGAGACACAACTTTATCACCTATTTGTATATCGTATATACTCTTCATGTCATCTCCAGTTGCAATCAACATACTATCGTGAACACAACATAGTGGACATCCACCATCACTACCACCAGTATTAAATACAAGGACTTCATAATCAGTATCAATTGTTGTAAAAGTAAATTCAGGATATCCTGTTTTTTGTAATTTTAGTGTGTGGTCATTTGAAACAAACACCGAGGGACTACCACCATATTGTTGAGAAACACTAGTTTGTAATTGATAACCTGCTGTATATCCATTTGAAGTTGGCCATGTATATGTTTGTGTAGTCCCATTTATAGAATAGGTTGCATCAGGATTTGAACTAAAAGCTGTGGTATGGCTGGAAGTTCCATTGAAGCCCTCTTCAGTAGTAGTGACATCATTTATCAGCTTATATGAATTAGGTGCAGAACCTATTGTAGCATAAAACATAGTGTAATATGCTCCCCATGTAGTATACCAACTTGGGGCTGATCTATTAGTATAACCACCAGTAAGAAATTTTACCGAAACACCAAACGTTGTAGGAGTAGTAATGAACAACTGAAGACGGGCAGTCAGATAAGTTGCACTAATTATAGTGCTCGTTGTTTTGTAAACCCACAATGAAGTTCCTGTTGATGTTTGATTAAAGGTGTTATTAATTTCGGTTGTTGCACCTGGCTGTGTTCCTATAGCAGGTGCTGTTCCTGTAGCATTATAAGTGACCTGATAGGTAAAAGGAACTTGGTAACTCCCTGATGCGTTATATGTTGTTTGATATATAAATGGTTGTCTAGCGTTTGCTATGTATGGTTGCTGTGCATTTGCAATATATGGATTTTGACCGTTGGCAATATAGGGGACACGATAAGTAAAAGGTGATCGTGCCTGATAAGTAAATGGATTTCTTGCATTTGCAATGTAGGGTGTCTGAGCATTTGCAGGATATCGTGCCTGATAAGTAAAAGGTTGTCTTGCATTAGCAATATAAGGTTGCTGTGCATTTGCCTGATATGGATTTTGACCATTAACAGGTTGTCTGTTCTGATAAGTGAACGGTGTCTGACTATTAGCTATATAAGGTTGTTGAGCATTTGCAATATACGGATAAGGCTGTTGTGCATTAGCAATATATGGTTGTTGAGCAGCCGAAGGATTCCGATAGGTAAACGGTGATCTGTTCTGATATGTGAAAGGGTTTTGTGCGTTTCTTGGTTGTCTTGCAGTTAACTGTGCATTGGCAGGAACCCTACCATTTGCAGGTTGACGAGCATTATAGGGTTGTTGAAACGTTGTCCCAGTATTTACGTATATATCTGTCATTTTGTCCCATTAAATTACAAACCAAAGGTGTCCAGTAGATGTTGAACCAACACTAGATGGTGCAGTGGACGTGGTTTCGTAATCCAATACGACATTATCACCTGAAATTTTCACACCATTGCTTGTATTTACACTCATGTCTGTTCCTGTTAGTGTTAGTCCGTCACCACCTGTAACAGAGTTTGACCCTGTGAAAGAAAGTGTGTTACTTGCATCATCATAAGAAACAGTAATGTTAGAATGTGAACCATTAGTAATCATGGTTGCTACTGCATCTTGTGCTTGTTCATCAGTATAGTTTACAGGTGCATCGGAAGCTTCCCACTTACTAGTTGATGAACTATAAATCAATAATTGACCGTTTGTAGCACCAGTAGTATCAACATCATTAAGTGAGTTTACACTATGATTTGTTATTGAGGAAACTGTTCCTGTTACATTACCTGTTACATTGCCTGTTACATTACCAGTCAGATTACCCACGAAACTTTTACCACTTGCAAGTTCTATGTTATCTTCTGCATAGGTCTTTCCTGCAAGTTGAATTGTAAAACCACTTTGAAGTGCTGTTGTTGGTGTTGAGTTATCACCATTTAATATAACACCACTTTGATTAGAGTTATATATGATGTTTTGTGCAGTCTCTACAAAATAACCAACTGAACCTTGTGCAGTTGATGTTCCTTCAAAAGAACCTGTGAATGAGTAGACAGTGATGACATCACCTAGTGTTGCACCACTTGTTAACTGAATATTTAAATAATAACCCCCTGAAGGATTACTGACAGTGAAGTCAACATTACTAAGTAAGTGTTCCCCATTTTTAAAAACTTGTAGACGGTTGGGTTTAAATTTAAGTTCCTCTCCACCGTCATCGTTTCCACTAAAAGTCTGTTGTCCTGAAGTTGCAGTAAAGGTAAATTCTTTGAAGAAAAATACTTTGTCTTCAATTGCATTAACAGCATCAACAAGTGTTCCACCATTAAAATTTTTGATCGTTTGTCTTAAGCCAGAGATATCACCAACATCTGTTGCCAGTTCGTTATACCGTCTTCTAAAATCTTCAATCGTGCTGTGGTTGTCTACTGTCTTAGCCATTTAGTTTCTCTACCATTGTTCTGAGAAGAAGTTTAATTTCTTGAACTTCACTCTTTAGTGTATTTATTTCGTTTACCTGTGATCGAAATATCTCTTTTCTCCTTTTTGCCATATAGTATGAGTTAATATCAGTATTAACGATAGCAGTGGTCTCTTCATCTCTTATAAGATTTGAGTGTCCTTCTACTCTACTATACTCTGACATACTATGTTGCAAGTGCAATACATCTAAGTGCAGATACGAGTGGCACTACTGAAGTATTACTTCCTTGTCCTATAACTTTGATTGCAAATGCACCAAATTCAGGTAGGTTATCAACTGTAAAGTCGTATTCTTTAAAGTTCCTTGCATCGGATACTAATGAAGTATCAGGTGAACCATTAGTGTTGAAATATTCCCATCCTGTATCATCGAAAGGAGTTGCTTCATCATTTCTCAATACTTTATACATGAACTTAACATTCGTTGTAGGTGGGTTGAAGATATCAGCTGTGACTCTCAATGCAGTTGCAGGAGTTTTTAAGTTAACCTTTTTCGTTACATAAACCATCTTGTTATTATCACCATCGGGTTCTGTAGATGCAACATAAACGGTTCCACTTGGAACGTCTGAAGATGAATTAATTTGATTCAATCTATTTGCAATACCTAAACATCCAATAGTTGCAACATCTAATACAGGTGAGATATTACTGTTTTGTGTCTTCATCTGAACTCTACAATGGAATGATTTCTGTGAAGACATTTCATTGGTTTCATTAATAGGTGATGCAACAATACTTGGTGAACTAAAGAACACATTATCATTCAATGTGATCATCTCTCCAGCTGCTCTCATTTGATAAGCAGTTCCACCCCCTGTATATCCTTCAGGTGAATCCATTGCAGTTGTGTTTACTGCAACACTAATCATAGTGTTTTCCAACATAGTATTTGGAATCATTGTGTGAATGGTATCAAAGTAGTAGTTTCTAGTTGATTTTGCATTTGCACCACCACTCAATGTTGACTCAACTGATGTATAACCTGAAATGAAATCGTATGATGACACATCGGGTGTTACACAGAATGAGTCAATAGTTATATTAGAGATAGATGTAAATGTCTGATTAATTGTATCAACTGGTATACCACCCAGTGTTTCTGCAACTGTATCAATTGCTATGGTTAGACTGTTTGTTGCACTACCAAAGTTTGTAACTGTTAGTGTGTCACTTGTTGTGTATGATAAGCCTGGATTTGAAATCTTAGTTGATGTGATTGCACCTGAAGATACAATAATATCTACTGTGCAGTTTTGTCCATTACCACTTGTAGTGGTTGCAAGACCTGTGTATGTTCCATCAACGGGTAGACTTCCTGAGGCCAATGTTGCCCCACCTATATTCACAACACATCCTGTCATGTTTCCTGTTACACCACTAATAGTTACATTAGAATTAGTGGTATACATACCGTGAGTATAACTGTAAATTTTTACATAATTCTGACCACTAAATGCTTCAACAGGATTATCCTGAAGATTTGCAATAGGTAGTGCAGCGTTATCAAATCTTAAATCTGCATATTTTGATACATCAAATTTTGCATGTTTTAAATTAAATTTAAGATCATCTGTCTGTTCTGCTGTCCATGTAGATGCATTCTGAGATAAGAATAGTGAACCAGTTGCAGGTTGTTCTGCAATTGTTTGACCAGTGATAAGATCAGGTTCACCCATTCTAGAAATGAATGCTTCATACTTGTTAGAGTTTGATAATACTACGAAACAAAATTCTCTACCTTGTTCTAAGTAGACAGGTGAGTCAAATGTAAATGTAGTTGCAACAGAACCATCAACTGAAGTATTAACCTCTGAAGGATTTTTAACCACATCTGAGAAAGGTAGAATAATTTGGCCTGGATATCCATTAACCATATTTCTAATTTCTACTCTTACTGGAAGTGATTCATCTTTAGTTGCAAAGTATACATCCACTGAAGTTAAGAATATACCACCTGATGCATCAACCAAGAATGATTGTGCAAGTGGGTCTACATCTTGTTGAAATTCTCGTCTCCATATTGGAATTCTATCAAAATCTCTTTCAAACCATGGCACTTCAAAAAAGTCTTCTACTGTTGGAATGTTTACCGTAGGTATAGTCGGACTTGGCACTGGTTCAGGAGCTGTAACTGGTGAGGTTACAGGTGCTGGTTCAGGTGTTGGAGTAGACGGAACAGGCACAGGTGTAGTATCAACTGGAATCTGTGCAGCTGGTGGAATCTCAGGTGGAGATGGGTAAGGAGTTGCAGATGTATCAATTGCAGTTGAGTTTAGAATTTCTCCTCTACTTGAGAAGTCTCGTGCCTGTGATGTTGTTTCTGTTACAATCTTACCATTTCTAGTTGAGATAATTTCTGTTTGTGAAGATTGAAGAAGACCCTGTGCTTGATACTGAGTGTTTCCACTAGATGCAGGGTTAGTCAAGTTATAGAAACTTGATGTAATTCTTAAATCTCTTTGACCAGTTGGGAACCTCTGTGCAGAATTACTTGGAATATCAAAGTATGCACGAAGTCTACCGTTACCATTTGTTTTTACACCTGAAGATGCACCAGTTCCACCGTCTTGTGAGAAGGTAGAACTAAATGGTCTTACATATTGATCAACTCTTATACCATCAAAGAATATAAAGTGATTAGTATTAGGTTTTAAGTTGGTTGCATCAATTTCAATTGTTCTTGCACGAATGAAAGGAACAACTGATACTGACACGATTCTATCGTTTCTTGTTTCTACAAAGTCTTCTACAACACTTGTTGTTACACCTGTTCTAGTTTGTGTTTCGGGTGTTTCGGTGATCTCTCTTGTCAACTGGAATCCAGCTTGCCATTCACCACCTTGTGCAGGGTCACCTGACCACTGACCGTTAGAGGTTGCAGTGACTTGACTAGAAACTGTTCTAGGTTCACCAACCCATGTTGTCTGCCAGTTATTCCAAACTGTTCCAATACCATTTAAACCTGAAAGTGCATCAAAGTTTCCTTCTCTGTTCACTCTTACTTCAGGTAGTTGCTCGGTATCCTGCCAAATATCTGTTGCAGGAGTTAGTTTGATATTACCGATAAATGCAAATACATTATATGGATTAACATTTATTTGTCTTGAAGCTTTATTGTTATTGATTAAACTCTTTTCAGTATAAGGTAGTGTAATCAAGTCACCAGTCTTCTGATAACTTCCTGAAGCACCTGTGTTTAATTCAATATCAAAAAACTGTGTATAATTCTTAGGTCTCATTGCACCCAATTTGTTATCAATTGAAATTGAATAGTCGGGGTGTTGAGTGTCACCAACTCTGTGACCTCTAAAGTTGTCTACTAAGAAACCTGATTTGAATCTATCAAATCCATCTGTGTCTAAAATCTGTTTAGTTTGTGTATCTTTTTCCAATAAAGAAAGAGATGTAATTCTTTCAAGGTTAGTTACACGGTTGTTGATCTTACCAATGTCTGACATTGTGTATCGTCTGTGTTCAAACGATCTTACCTTTATCTCTGATAGATTTAAAGTGTAAGGTGGAATTGACACCTCAAACATCTCGATAGATTCATCTAGAGATTTAGGTTTTGTCGGTGAAAGAGCTGGAATACCTTGTGAAAGTCTAAACTCTCCACTTCTGTGTAGGAACACTTTATCAATTCTTCCCACATAGAAACTTAGGTCACCTACTACGGATGTTTCATTGACAGGTGTGTCTACAACACTTGCATTTGATGATGTGATACCTGTTCTACTACTCTTATATGATCTACCAGTGTCATAACCCATCGGTGCATAAACAGCACCACTGGTTGAATTAGATAAATCAATTGGAGATGTTGGGTCTGCATTTACAGTTGCAAATGTAGAACTTCCTATGATCTGTCCAACAGATGGTCTGAAGTCTACTGCATCTGATAACTCATAAGTTCCATCGGGTTCTAAACCACCTAAGTCAACTCTACTTGGAGAGTAGACAGGGATGTCTTTATAATCAATTGATGAATAAGAGTTAACATCGTAGAAGTCACCACCACCTGATGCAGTGAAGTAGTCAAATACTACTAGTATAGGATTGTTTGGTGCAGGTTCTCCTGCCTTTCTTGTAAGTTTTGAAAGGTCATAGAAACCATCTCTCTGTCCATCGTCAAAGAAGAATCTCTTTGTAATATTTGGTGAACCAGCTGAGATTGAACCGATAGTAAAAATTGCATTTGATGTTTGACCAATAACAGTTTCACCATCTTGGAATCTATTGTTGTTTGTATAGTAGTAGTATGATGTTGCACCACTACCGTTGTATGTAATGATTACAGCGTGTGCATCTGATGTTTGTCCGATAATCTTTTCATATGCAACTGGTGTTCCACTTGAAATACTAAATGCTGCATTCGGTGGTAGAGGGGTTCCATCTACACCTTCGTAAACACCACGAACTTTAAATACATCTGTGACACCCAATGAAATATCTTTATCATTGTATGCAGTTCCGTAGAAACCACCAGCACTTCTTGGACTACCTACTTTCAAACATCTTGCTTGTCGTAGTGTTTTATCTCTGTTTACTGGATTGACATATGATGCAGAGAAGGTTACCTTCAACCTTGCACCGTTGTCTGCTGTGTTAAATCCTGATACTGTTAACTGTTGTCCTGAACCTGAAGTTGTTACACTTAGTGTATAATCTTCAATGTTTAGAATATCACCATTGTTAATTGTTGGTGAACCTGATGCTTGTTCAACTACTGCAATAGAGAAGTTATCAGTATTTCTCTGTAAGAAAGTTCCGTTTGAATCTGTATCGATAGTAAACGAACCTGAAGAAATTGTGACAACTTCCTGTTTTTTAATATTTACTGATTCGGGTGTGTGTGATGCAACCCAGTTTCTTGGCCATGAGAAGATGTTAACTGTCTGATCTTGATTGTGCAGTTGAGCTCTTCTTCTTGTTGCACTACCTTGGTATGTCCCACCTGCATTTGATGTTGCAGTGAAGGAAGTGTCACTTGTTATTGAACTTACGATTAGAAGTTCGGATGCGCCAGGGTTGTAAACTAAATCACCTTCTTTGAGTTCAGAAGCATACCTTGTTCCAAAACCTGTGACAGTGGAATTTCCACTTGCAAAGATAACGGTTCCTGTTAGAGTCTTGTCTGAATCTAATTGGACATCAGCAGTGAACACTTCTCTAGAAGTGTTTTCAGGAACCTGTGTGATTGATCTTACTCTATCAATGTTGTAGTTTCTAACAGCTGTTACTGTTGAAATCGACCCTGTAGTTGAACCCTCAGATGAAATAGAATCTGAAGTTGTAAATGTTCCGATTACATCGTGAACATATAGTTGTCCTGATGAAGTGTATGCAACAATACCTGATGCACCTGAAGAGGAACCAAGGACTCTGTCACCAGCTGTGAATGTTCCTGTTTGGGTTCCTGAAATTTTTGTGAACATCTTAATGTCAAACATTGAGAGTTCCCAAATACTTGCATTGGTATAGACATTAGAGGAATCTGTTCCTTCTCTTAATGTAATGTCTCTAACTCTTGCAAAACCAATATAGTCTTCTGAGTTTTCTGTTCCTGCACTTGAAACAACACTAGGCCATAACTTACATGTGTTGAATGGGTCAATAGTGTCTGAACCTGATTCGTTACCAAACTCAGGAAGTGAGTGTGCATTGTATACTCTAAGATGATTACCTAAACGAATAGGAGTGTTTGCATCTTCGATACTTTTTGTTGTTCGTGCTTTAGAGAAAGGTAGATTGGTTGTTCCAATTTTATCAATTTCATAACCACGAACATATGCCTTACCTGGCGAAATCTGTAGGACGAATTTATCTTCTTTACCACCATATCTCTTTGGATAGAATCCTCTGTTTGTGGTATCGTCTAAGTGCTCTCTAAGTGAGTGAGTAAATTGATTAACAACAAAGTCACCGTTTGCATCGTATGTTCTTCGTGCAAGTGTTGAGGTAATACCGTCACCATATCTTGTAGTATTGATTAGGGATTCAATAAGACCTTGATTAACTCTTGCAAGTTCAACAAAGTTAATATCATCTGTTGAATCGATTGCAAATTTAGATAATGTAAGTGTAATCTTTAAACGGTCAGCACCAGCAGCGTTTTCGTTATTTGTTCCTGTTGCATTATCTAAAAGTGTGTTATCTTCTGCTGAACTGATCAAAGACTCAACTATACTTAAACCAACTCTATAGGATGGTTTACCTGAATATTTTTCTAAAATAATTGTCTGTTCTGCAACCTTTACAAAGAAACCTCTGACATAAATGACCCCTTCAGTAATCTTTGCAAGAGACCCCCTTCCGATTGGAAGTTTGTCTGCACTTAAAACTGTAAAGTCGTTGTAGTTTGAACCAACATCTGAGGCTGCACCATTTTCATCAAGTGTGACTACTTGAAGTTCTTCGTTTGCTAGGAAAGCAAATGAGTGTGCATCGTTGGTTCCTTGTGAAATGTATTTAACAAATAAAGTGAGTGAATCACTTTCTGATTCAGCTGCAGAGTAAACACACTTTGCAATAACACCTGAGGTTTTACCTTGAAGATATTTTTCGTGGGTTGCAGTTCTGTATGTTTCAACATTTGCATCACCACTTGCATTTGGATTAGCAGAAGATACCTTGACATAGTATGCTTCCATGTCAATATCTGTTTGAGCACCTTGAACGATTGCACCTTCTTTAAAGAAGTGATCACCAAACTTCTCAACCTGATTTTGAAGTATAGATTGAGACTGAGTTAACTCTCTAGCTTGTAGTGGACGACTTGCACGGAAAAGAACCTTGTGAAAATTCTTATCTTCATTGTAGTCGTCATAATATGGTGATATATTTAAATCGGTTTTTTCTGCCATGTCCTATCTCTTTAAGTTATTTATTTGACCTCTCTAGAGGTCAAACTACTACATTTCGATGATAAGTTTAATATCTTCGATTTGGTCTGCTGCTCTTGAAACTGCACCTCTATTTTCAACATACATTACTTGACCTGAGAATCTTGCAACTTCAGGGAATGAACTGTTAACATTAGATACTGTTCCTATTGATGAACCATTCTTATATATTGTATCAGAGTTGGCAAAATTTACATATCCACCACCACTGTTTGCAATAGGAATGTATGATACATCATTAGAGGAGATTGAAATTATTCTTCCAACTGCAACTCCTGCTCCGTTTGAGGATGCATTCATAATAATGTCATCAACTGATAAACCTGACACTGTAGAAAGTGTCATTTTGTTGTAAGCTGCAAGTGTAGATGCAGTAGCAACTGTTGTTGTTCCAACTGTAAATGGGTCTTGAATAAGACCGATTCTTCTAAAGTCATTATCTGTTGGGAAGTCACCTGAACCTTCTGCAAACTCAAGTCTTGAGTTTACGATTACATAGTTACCACCAAGTTCTTGAACGGGGTCTGCACCATGTCCAATTTCAGGTGAGATAATTGGTTTAACAGTTCCATTTGAACCTGAACCAATACCTGCAATATTATCTATATCTATAGATGCACGTCTGTATCCAGTTCCTTCCTGTCCAGCTGGGACAGTAACATATGAAATTGCACCTGATGAAACAACAACTGAACATGTAGCACCTGAACCGTCACCATTAATTGCAACACTAGTATAAGTTCCGTCTGTATATCCTGAACCACCATTTGTTACAACTACGTGGAAGATTCCACCATCGATTGCACTGTTCTCTACATCCCATTGTGCAGAACCATCATCGGTTGCAGCTGAACCTAATGAACCACCTGAACCTGTTCCATCAACTTCTGTTTGAGCACCAAGTGTTTTAACAGGCATGAAGTCACTGGTTACGAATTTAATTGTATCTGAGGCACCAATTGTATACATGTATTTCCATTTGTAACCACGACCTGCGGCAGCTAAAGAGTCTGAGGTTTCTAAAATAGAAGTTGCACTTGTTCCAGTTGGTTTGACATCTGAAGCTACGACAGAACCACTTGAATCTCTTCCTGTTCTGATACACTTGTATACATGATACTCATCTGTGATTACATAGAATCTTGAATCGTATAGGTTACTAGCACTAGTAGCTACTGAAGTGTTGGTTGCACTATAGTCATGTGCATACTCATCGTAGGTTGTTCCACTTGTCCAGTCATATCTTGTTAAACCGTGTGATACATCAGCTGAACCAATCTTTTTGAGTGCGATCATATCTGACCATGAATCTACTTCCTCTCCAATACCATTTGCAGGTGTAGGGGGTGAGTTTTCATCAGTCCATGCTTGTGGTCTACCAATGAAGACATAGGTTGATGAAGCTGATTCACCAAAGTCTTCCTTAAATTGTTTAGCGTTATGAACTCTAAACTTTTCCGTAATTATTGCTGCCATTGTTATATCTCCTCAGATATTTTAATTATTTATATACTATTTATACACTTATGCAGACTTTACATAAGCACTAAATGTTAAATTTGTTCTTCTTCTTGCATGATGTTCGTATTCTGCAACAAAGAATTTTGGATAGAATTCATCTAACTGATTTATTCTTAAACCTTCAGATTTGGATGCTTCACTGAGTAGGTTACCATAACCATCTTCAAGTAGGATATCATCACCATCGGTTTCATCTTTTAAGTAGTATGCAATATCAAAAGTATTCTGTCTACTGATTGTATTTATCGTTCTTACAGATGAACCAAATGGAATAAACGATGTTGAATGATTTGCACCACTTTCTTCATTAATAATATAGTTTCCATCTTCAGTAATGATGGTTGTTCCATCTTCAAAATAAACATGTTTGTCGGTTAATTCTATTGATCTTTCTGTTACAAAGAAATTAGTTTCCTCATCGACTGTAAGGTCTTCTAATCTAAGAAGTGTTTCCCCATCCTCACTTAAAATATTGTCTCCATAGTCACCTTTATGGACTGCCCATGCAGAAGGTTCAAGTCTTAAGAGACATACTTCTTCTTCCAACACAATGTGACTACCATCCTCATGAACTAAATGTTCTTCTGTAAATGCATCAGAAATTTGATACACCTTACCTTGATCAGCTGGTCTTAATGTGTAGGGCCATGAGATGTTATCTGCATTGTCTGTTCCTAATGCAAGGTAGTTATTATCTGCTCTAACTAAGTTTAACACAGATGTTGCACCATCTAAACGAGGTGAACCTTGTGTATAAGTGTGTGCAAATGAATTAATAATATTAATGTTTAAGTGTCTGTTTCTCATTGAAGAGTCGCCGACTTCAGTGCTTCTTCCACTTACTGCACCTGCGGGGTTAGTAACGTTTGTAGTGTCGTATACTGTATTAGTTATTGCAAGACCTGTTCTAGGGTCTGTTTCTGCAACGGGAACCCCTGCAGCTCTTAGAATAGACTTTAAGTCATGTCCAATACCACCATCATCCAACTGTAGTATAAGAAGATGTTCGTGAACGGTAACTGCCTTCATGTCAGGGCCGTCTTCTAAGAGAGGGTAACCACCCTGTTCAAAGATTATATGAGACTCATCGTCTCTCTCTGCAACGGATGTATATAAAGTTCTACTTGCATCTTCGAGTTCGTATCTCCAAGTCGGATGAAGTTTGATAATGATAGTAGGACGGAATGTTGAATCAACTTGTGCATCATCAATCACATTCTTAATTGCAACCTCACCAAAGAATATGTGACCAGCTGGGTGAATTAAATCTTTAACAATACTTCTATATTTGTTAATTGACTCACCAACTCTAATTACATAAGAGTGTGTTTGGTAGTATAAACCATCTTGTAGGTTTACTGCATCTGCATCCAGTGTTCCTCTGTCACCCAATAATTGTTTTTGGATAATACCTTCACCTGCTTGAATACCTCTACCAAAGAATGGATTGGAACGAAGAATAGTGAACTCATCAGTATTGTTAAAACTTACTGTCTCGTTGTCTAAGAAGTATCCGTCTAATGCTGTGTAGGTGAGAACATGAGTATTTGAATCATAATTCACAACCTTACCTGTGGTTCCTGAAATATCTCCAGTGATGGTTAGGTCTCTTGTCAAGTTTGCAGTTGGAGTGGTGATCAACATATTAAAGAAGGATGTTTCTGATAATTGTGCATCCCTGTCAAAGTCGTATCCTTGACTTTGAACATTAATCGTTCCCACACCACCAATACTATCTGACCAAACAAATAGTTTTGCACCCGTTCCAGTTGCAACGGTTTGTTTTTTATTTAATTTTGCAGTAGTTGATGTTTGTCCAACGATCTCTTCAATGTTTTGAAAAACACCTGTATCAGTTGATTCTCGTTTGACTAGAATTCTTTTTTCTTTTGGTTGTAGTTTAATAATAGTTGCAGTTGCACCACTTGTAGTTCCAACTACTTGTTCACCTTTTACAAAACCTGTTATATCCTCAAAATAAATATATCCGCCTGGATATACTTTTGGTGGTTTAGTAAATCCTACACCACCGTCATTAATCTGAAGACTTCTGATTCTACCATCGTTTGATACAATAGTTCCAGTTCCATCATCATAACCATCATAGTTAATGATACTACCATCTTCATTTAATAATCTATTATACTGTGTGTATATCTCAACTATCTGACCTGCATTTAATCCTGTTACAAAGGTGACTCGATCATTTTGTGATGTGTATGCAGATTTAGATTGAAGAATACCATCAACATATACATCAATCTGATTATCGTTGAAGACAATGTATCTACCATTAACATCTTTGACACCAGGCCCACCGAATAGTGTTTGACCATTTGTCTCTGCATGAATTTCAAATTGTCCCCAGTAGGTTGCATTCTCTAATACAATCTCATCACCAGTTGAACCAATTACACCTTCTGCACCATTACCTTCCGTTCCGTCTTCTTCAAAGACGATCATCTCACCACCTTCGTAGTTTAGACCACCATCTTCAATATAGATTTTATCTACGGTTCCTGATAATAATGCACTAATGACTGTTTTAGATTCATCTGCATCTAGAGTATTGTTAACTGCACCTTTAAAGTTTAGTTTGTCATTGATTGAATACATAGAACCACTTCTACTATATTCAAGTGTAACTGCATCTCCTGTCTCTAAGAGAATAATACCGTCATCATCGTGTGAAATGAAAATAGAAGAAGAGTCTGTTCCTCTATCAAAATCTGAGACAATTCCTAATATTGTTCCAAAGTATTCTGTTTTTTGGTCTCTATCTTTAAAAGATACAACCTTACCAATGGTGAAATCACCATAATGGTTTTGTGTAATATCACAATAATATAACCCATTGTTGGTATTGATTGTGTAGACATTCTCTACATTAGCTTCAGCTGTAACAACCTTTCTATTAACGTCATCATAGTATTCTATAATTTGGTCTGTAGCATTTGGAATACCTGAGGTCATTCTAACTGCAAGACTTCTTCTCTGATTATAATTTGAATCAGAGAGATACATGGTTTCGTTATCGGGATATCTTATTTCTGCATCTTGACCGAATAGTAGACGCATTAGGAACTTAACTGATTCTTGTGTTCCCTTTTTCTTGTATAAGTCTTTAATGTTTTTTATTGTCAATCGTTTATTGACAACATTTTTTAAATCTAGTGAAGGAACAAAGTCCTTTTGAAAATAGTCTAAGAAGTCTTCTGTGGTATGATCAATATCTGAATAGTCTAACAGTTTATTGTTTGCAATAATTGTGTTTTCTTTGTAAGACTTAACAATTGCAGTTTGACCACCATCTCTACCCTCTACAACTTCTTTTGGAGAGTATCCGTTTCCTGAAACGGTTCTAATGTGTAGTGTATTTCCATTGATTACATCAATGCGAGAAACAGCACCATTTGACTTACCATAGATGTATTCACCTACGACAAATGGGTCTGCATCTGAATTTGTATTTGTTGCACTTCTTTCGTTGACTACTCTAGAAGTATCCTGATCAGGAGAAGGTGCGACGGTCGCAGTCTCTAATAAAAGAGAACCTTGACCGTCTTCCAACGCAACTCCATCTAGATCGCTCTGAGACTCTAAAACAATAATTTCAGATTCTAAGAATTCAAAGTATGCTCTTAAGAATTGTTCAAGTGCAGGAGACTCTTCTCTCAAATGCTCAGGAAGCAGAGATGGAAGTCTATGACTTATCTTATCTATAACATACTCTTGATGTGCCATCTAAAAGTTACCTTAACTTAATGTTGCTCCAACATTTGAAATTGGGAACCAGTTTGAACCATCCCAAATTAAAATCACAGCTTCACCTCTTGTATCAAGAATGATCTGCTCTGATGTGTCAGTTGAATAACCCCATGAACTTACTGTGATTGCAGCCTGATAGGTTGAAGCTGGTTCAGTTGAGGCATAGATCACTTTGATCTGTCCTGTATCTGTTCCATCATCCAATGTGAATGCAACGTTAGCTGACCATGCAGAACCATCGATTGCTGTTGCAAAGGTTGATGCAAGGTTAGATGCTGTTGAGGTTAAAGTATTAATATCGTCAACTGCAAGGTGAGTTGGGATATTTTCAAAAAGCTGACCGATGGTCATCTTTTTATTTACTGGTGTGCCGCCAGGGTTATCTACAATATGCAAAAGATCATCGGCACCGATGTCTGAATCTGCAACTTGTGTTAATGCACTTATTTTCTTATCTGCCATTTTGGTTTTCTCCTTATTAAATCCAAGTTAATGGGAAACTACTCAGGGGACTCCTGATCACTTCTTTCATTACGATTAATAGTCTGAGCTTGATGTTGAACGATATCCAACACCTGCACTCGATTCACCACTTGCGATGGTGTCTACTTCACCTTTTACCGAAATGTCTGACGCAGATATATCAATTAGATTACCTCTAGTTGCCACTACATCATAACTGTTAGGTATAACAGTGAAATCAATAGAACGATCAGTGTTTACTGTATTAGTAATTGTGACCGCTCCAATTGTTATTTTTCCGTTTGAATAATCAACTGAACCAGCTTGATTATCTTGGTAAATTCTTGTTGCACCTGAGAGATAATATCTTCTCAAGTTACCAGCTCCGTCATCGTCAAAGTATTGAACTCTAACGGAATCTCCTTGAACATAAAATCCTGTGGTTGAGAGTATACCACCACCTGACTTATTATAGTTATTATTGGGATGGTAGAATCCATTAGCAAAGTCTGCATAAAAACCTAGACTTTGATTTAGTGTGACTTTCTCTCTTTTTCTTAAACGAATATTTGTAATGTTAGAAAGAATGGATGTCTCTGCTTGATCGATTGCAAACACTAGTTTTGAATGTCTGAAGATAGAATCGAAGTTATTTAGATTCTCATCATCATAGTTTATAATTGCATTAGACACTAGTGTTTCCAATTCACCTTTTGATAACTGTGTGAAAGAGGGATTATATTTAAATGTTGTTGAAATGATAATCTTAACAATTGCAGGGTCTACAATAACAGGTCTAACAGTTAACATGTTTAACTGATTTAATTTAGTTCTGATTACTCTTTTTTCTTCTGTTGTTAAGTAGTCACTGTTTGTTGGTTTGATTGCAAGGAACACCTTACCATACTCAGGTGGATTGTTGTCCTCACCACCCCATACTGCAACTGCATCTGCATTTGGATAGTATTCACTTACTTTTGCTTTATAGTCATTAAGTGTCACAAGTCTGTTTTGTGAAGTATAGAATTTATTTGCTTTAAACTTAATAGACTCTATTGATTCTTTTTCTGCACCACCTTGAGCTGGTTGAATACATGTAATAATTGAATCACTGAATCCATTGATAGATGTCAACTGTTGAAATACTTTTGCACCTTCAGCATGTTCACTTGAAACAACAATATAAGTAACAGTGATAATGTCACCGTCTAAAAGTTCCTTACCCAACACACCGTCACCAAAATATACTTCAGTGTGTCCTTCTTCGTTTTCTTGTGTATAGTAGACTGTGCTAGTTGTGTTAATTGTAGATACATCTGTGGATAGAGTATAAGATGTTGATACACCACCTGAGTTCACAGATACATCGATATATGCTCTATCTACTCTCTCGTTTGATAGCACAAACTTAGAATTTTTTACCTGTCTGTCATATACGAATACATCTGTTACATAAGTTCCCTGAACAAGTGGGATGTCCACATAGTTATAAGTTGAACTGTTCTGTGTTGGTTTGATTGAAGAAGAAACTACGAACTCATAGGTTGAACCATCAAATACTGTTTGAAACCTTGAACCTCTTAAAAGAGTCATATCATTAAGTGTAGGATATGTTCCGTTTGCATTTCTAACATTTCTAAGACTCATCTCAACGATAGCCTTTGATGCTTTCTCAGATGCAGGAACAAATCCTAAGTCCTTTGCACGAGACACTACATTCTTTCTAATTTGTGCAGAGTCTAAGAATAACTCTGAAGCTGCAATGTTAGTGTTTACTGCACTAATGTGTGATGCATAGGAAAGAAGATCAATAATAACAGAAAGAGTAGACCCCTCAAAGTTGTAATCCTTTAAACGATCTTGTCCTTTAAGATAGTTCTTAAGGTTATTACCTATTGCTTCAAAATCTAAATCGGTAACATTAATCTGTGAACTTTTAGTTGTTGCCATTATCGTGTCCTTCTTATGTTAAACTGTGTCTGTTGTGATGGTTGTCCTGATTTTATAGAGTAGTTCACAGTTACACTCAGTTCGTTATTGTCAAGTTTATTTAAAGTGATGAAGACATTTTTAACTCTAGGTTCAAAATTCTCAATAGTCTTTTTGAGATTGTTCTGAACACGCTGTAGTCTTCTGTCGGTGTCTAACTCAAACAACATGTTTCGTAGACCACCACCTAAACTTGGTTTGAATGGTCTTTCGTAGTAGTTGGTTAACACTATGTTCTTGATTGATCTCTTAATTGCATCTGAATCTAGTCTTCTAGAAACATCCCCAGTTATAGGGTGTGCAGAGAATAACAAATCTATATCTGAATATAACTCGTTATTTGCTACTGTTTTTGCCTTGCTAACTATATCAACCATTATACTATTTATACATCCTAACTAGGTTTATCTGTATCTGAATTACTTGCAACATGGACAGGAACCTTATACTTGTGTTTATGTGTTGCAAGTGTTGGGCCGTTACCTGCATCTGTAGAGATATCACCTTTTGCATGGATGGTAGAGTCATTAGTTTGAGCTCCAGTCACATGAAGTGTTCCTGTCACCGTAGTGTCAGAAATAATCTCTGTAGTGTTATTACCAGTGATTGTAATCTTACCTTCTGAGGTTACATCGGTTGTCCCACCAATCGTTCCTGTAAAGTTTCCTTTAGTTATGGTTGAAGTTACATTACCTTCTGAAACTGTCATGTCTACATTACCCTTTGCAACATTAGTCACCACATTCCCAGTGCTAACATTGATGGTCACATTACCGTAACCAACTTGTAGATCAACATTACCAGCTACATACAACTTGTCATCTTTTAAAATTGCAGTGTAGTTATTGTTTACAACTCTTGTTACTTCAGAACCATCGGGATGTATCTCATGGAAGGTTCCTGATCTGTGATGAATGTTTAGTCGTTCTTTTCCGACTGTGTCATCCATCTCAAAGACATGTCCTGACTCTGATTGAATAACTTTGTTAAAAGGATATACGGGTTCTGCCTGAACATCTACAAAGTCATCTAGTAGTTTTTGTTCTTCAGGTCTCTCTTCTTCCGTTACCTGAATCACATGATTGAGTTTTTCTCCTCGTGCAAGACTTGACAAATCTGAAGCATCGACATATAGTGGATACCACGGAAGTTTATCTTCTGTAACTTCTTGTTCTTTGATGGTTGACCCAGTTGAATCATATTTAATCTCTAATGATTCAGGTGACTTAGGTGCAGTGTCCATTGCAAGTGTAAGACCATGTGGTCTGTTCGGTGCATGTTGAGGATTGGGCCCATCGGGTGTTTCTGCATATGCATCTACTGTTAATCGTCTAGGGTCATTGAATCCTTTCTCAACACCACGACTTAATAACTCATCTGTGATTGTTTCTTTATATCCTGCCTGAGGAATACCAGCTGCAACACCAAATACAATTGGGTCTTGCATATCTTTATCTCTAAAGACACCAAACACTGTTGACCCTTCAACGAGTCCGTGTTGTGTTCCAATACCTGAGAGTCCTGCACTGGTCGTAGGAAGAAGAACTTGACACCATGGGAGATCAGGAGTTGAGATCATTTGTTTGTCGTCTGTATGAATACCATGCACACGAACACGAACTCTTCCTATTTTAAGAGGGTCATTTCTATCTTCTACTATACCGTAAAATGTTTTCATTATATTTCCTCAGGGTTTGCAGTTGAAGTCAATGGTTTGACATTTACTAGTTTATCCATGTAACTTTCTTTTACACACTCCATGTGTATGACCCCCACTCCTTTAGCTGGGTTACCTGCAACATTTATATCAGTGATCAAGTATCTACCATCATTTAGTTTGTCCGATACATCTTGTTCAGACGTAGGTTCGTTTGAGGGTAGTTTTAAAATCACTACAGTTCCAACTGACAAGTCTGTTCTCAAAGGAATAGTCACTGTAATGACTTGTTGTTGAAGAGTTTCTAAGAGAGCTCTTCTTTCTAACTTTGAATTATCTTTGTTATCAGCACCTTTAAAAATATCGTTGGTTGTGATATCATTGCTATCATCAAAAGAATGATTCATTTGATACTCGTATTCAATCAAACTATTGAAATGTTTGTTAGGTGGTAGGTCTACATCCAATTCACTGATTTGAGGAGACTGAGTTTTATCTACTTGGTTCTCAGATGTAAAGACATATTCGTAATCGTCTTCCATATGTATCATTGGATAACCCGAAAGATGTTTACCTCTCTCAAAGGTTTCTTTTAAATCAAAAACAATATCTTCTTCAATTTTTCTGACAGGGTCATAAGTCTTCATCATGGATGCATATGCACCACCCATTGTTGCACCTAGTGTATCAAATATTTGTGGTTTGTTAAATGCAAGTATCTGTGTATTCAACCCCCCCTTTGCATTGAGGTCTACCTCTCCAGTATTTGGGTCAGAATTTCTAGGTCGGAAAGAAAACGGTAGAGGAAATTCCTTTGTGAACATATCCCCAATACTCTGATATCTAAACCCACCATTTAATGTCTGAAAGAAGAACATACTGTTTCTCCAGTCTGCACCCACTCCTGTATCTCCATTGACCACACAATAGTCAATAACTTGAGAGGCTGTCCAGTTTGGACAAATAAATTGAAAGTTGTCGGGTATTGTTTCTTCCCAGTGATCAAACTCTTCTATAGGAATCTTTGCTTCATTAACTAATACATTCTCTAACATATCATCGAAGGAACCTCTTAATACTCTACTGAGTCTCGTTCTTCTACAGTGATAGGTTCTTGGTTCACATAAGTGCATTAAGAAAGCTTCTACTTTTTCTGATGGTCGTAATACATTATCTACTTTGTATACTCTAAAGGTTTTATCGATTGTGTATTCTTTAGATGCTTCTTCACCCATTCCTTCCATCTGTTTGATTGAAATCCTAACAAACTCTTGTCCTGAAAAACGATAGTTTTTCAAAAGTGAGATACCATCTATTACAGAAAGTGTTCCTGTGATAAATTTATTATAGATACTACTAAACAAGTTGAACTCATCCACTAGACCTCTAATGTCTACTGACTCACCGTATTGATTTATCAGTGCAAGGGATTCAATTGTAAATTGACCCTGTATTTGATTTTCACCTATCATTAGTTTCTCATTACTTTTTCAAACTCTGATACTACTCTCTTAATGAACTCAGGTCTAATAACTTTAATTTTTCTTTTCTCTTCGTTGTGTTCGTATTCATGATCGAATATAGAGACTGGAGTCCATCCGTCTCCTGCATGATTTCGTTTTAGACCATCTGCATTTACATAGTGACTCACTGAGTCTCTTTCCCAAATTGCATTTTGAATAGTAAAAGACTTTCCACTGATTGCACCAGTGATCACCTCTCCGTTTACGAAACTGTCTGCCTCTGTGGCAATTCTTTTATGTAGGGGTTCTATTTTTATAATTCTTCCTTCTTTTCCTGAAGAAGTTGTAATTCTTTCACCTAGTAAAAACTTTTTAGATGAATCTATAATGTCTGAATAGTTGGATGCAATTAATGCTTGGCCAGGGTATTTGTCATTTATGTAGTGTTCAAAACTCTCTTGATCTAGATACCAATCGTAGTAGTTAGTATATTCATTAACCAAAAATAAAGTCCAATGTAGATCACTGTCTCCATATAACTTTGCAGCTACTATATCAGGTCTTTCACCTTCTAAAATTTCATAGTAGGTGTAGTTTGTTAAACTAGGAATTGAAATATTTTCTACTGCAGCCTTACGAAAGAAATCTCGAATAGTTACAATCTTTCCATCTGAAAGTTTGTATTGTAGTTTCGGAAAATTTTGGAATAATTGATTAGCCATTATCCATTACCCCCACCTTGATTTTGTGCTTGTTCAATTGCACCACCAGCTGCATCCTGATTAGCTGCAAATGCAGAATCACTAGTTTGTCTATCTAAAAGACTGTCCATAGACTTGAGACCTGATTCTGCACCTTTTGGATTTGCAGTAATCTCTTGATAAGACTCTTGAGTAAGAATTTTAATCTCTGCAAAGTCTAATGATATAGAAGTTTTGATTGGTTGACCGTCATAGTAAGTAGAGAACTTAAGACCACCTGTGTGGTTTACATCACACTTAGTTAATACACATGGAAGGAAACCATCTACCTTATCTGCAATTGGCCCACCGAATTGAATATCCCAAACATTCGGCATGTTGAAAAACCCTTCGATATCTGATGGGTCATCTCCACCACCACCCATTGCAGGGTAAGTGTCAGGTAACATTGCAGTTCTAAAATAATAGATGATGTCGTTAATCATCTGTGCTTCTTGTTGTGACTTAGGGTAAAAAATATAGTTAAATGTAAATGTTCTAAAGTCTACACCCTTTAACATTTGTTCTTGCATAGGGTTCTGTGCCTTACCTTGCATGAAGAACATCACATTACCTGTTGCATTGTTCATCATATTCTGTAGACCCGTCATTGCAGCTGTTACACCTGCCATGACACTGTCACCTATTGCATCAATCGTTCCCAT